CAAGATCACGACCAACGAGATGACGTCGAGCACCATCGAGACGGTGACTACGAGCGGCACGGTGGCGGCCGGTAGCACCACGACGGTGGTGAACATCACTGGATCGATGACAGCAGGTGCTTACGAGCGCAACTACAACTGGTTGAAGATCACGAGCGGACCGCTGTCGGGAGAGATGCGCCCGATCATCGACAACACAACAAGCGCGTTTACGGTGGACTGGGCATTCAGCGGAACGCCAGGCGCGACCGTCACGTATCAAGTTGTGACAAAGCAGCTGAAGCTGACGATGAACAGCACATACGAGCCTGACTTTGCGGATCAGTTTGTCGTTGATGACATTGTAAGGCTTGACGGGTTTTCCAGCACATCTCCTGCCAGTCATCTTGGGCGCTTTCCTTTTCAGAATGAAAGCTGGTGGCAAGTAGTAGGCATTAAGAAGCACGACTCAACACCTAGCAGCATTACTCTGGAAGCATCAATCGGCCAAGACATGGGCTCGTTGACTTCTGTGTCCTCGGGATCAGCTCTTGTGCCCGGCTCAGTGACGAGAGAGGACAGCATTTTCTTAGACACAAAAGACTTTTGGGTGCCAGACGCTGGGCGTTACACATTCGCGTCTGATGAATACTTAGCGACTAGATGGGATCGCTTTATTGGGACTGCAAGTCGACGAGATGTCTTAGCGTATAACTGGCAGTATCGCAATGGGTTGCTTGGAAGTTGGAATGACATCCCAGACGGGACTGCAGCATGGGCGTATGAGGGAACGCCTAAATGGATTCCTGTCGGCACTGTAATGACAGATGAATATGCTCGCAGACGCAGTTCCAACAATGTTGGCGTGTTGAAATATAGTGTGCTGGCTCAATACGAGCCGCGCATGTTCGCGGTAGATCCAGTCGAGAGCTACTACCAAGGCACCGATGGCCAGCTCGAAGACTCGATCATCGCGCGCACGAAGACCGCAGGGCAGATCCCTGGCTTCCGTGGCATGGCCTACCAGATGCTGGACCAGTGGGATCTCTCGACCTACTTCGGCAACCAGGTGCCGCCGATCATCGAGGGCATCATCGAGCCCGACGCGATCATGATCGTGCCGCAGGCCGTGCTGGAGATCTGTGAGCGCGCCGAGCTGCAAGACTTGCTGATCGACGTTGCGGACGTGGACCAGGAACCGTTCGAGGGCTACTGGACTCAGGGCGCGATCCCGACCGTCACGGCGCTGCAACCTGTGATGCTGGCCTACGGCCTGCTCGCCCAAGAGCGCAACAACACGCTGGCCTTCTTCAACGTCGAGAACGCCGACAGCATCCAGATCGAGAACGGCGCGACCTTCTCAGACCTTGGCGTTGCCAGCGGTGCCGACACGCCGAGCGCAGGCGACAAGCTCAAGATTACGCAGCGCGACACGCAGGACCTTCCGACGAGCATCGGCGTCTCGCACCAAGACCCCGACCAGCAATACGCGCAGGGCTTCCAGCACTTCCGGCAGCGTCAGCCTTCACCGCTTGCGTCGAATAACGAGCAGAACATCCAGCTGGACAACGTGGTCTTGAGCCGCAAGAAGGCGCGCAACCTCGCTGCCACGCTGCTGCGTCGCAGTTGGGTCAACGCGACCTCGCTCGATTTCCAGCTGCCCGTTGCCTACCTGGAGGCGTTGGAAAACGACCTGGTCACGCTGACCGATGACGAGGACCAGGACTACACCGCCCGCATCATTCGCCGCGAGGTCGGCAACAACTTCGTCGTCAACGTGACGGCGGTGGTCGAAGACGTAACACTCGGCGTGCGCGGCTCGCCGGTGCAGCCTTCGCCAGACATCGTCATCTCGACGCCAACGCCGGTCACGCCGACGTTCCGCGTGCTCGACATTCCGCCGCTGGTGGACGAAGACGCATTCGTGCCGGGCTACTACGTCGGCGCATGCTCGGCTGGCGGAGCGCGGTGGGGCGGTGCGGTGGTCTACGAGTCCCGCGACGGCGGCACAAACTACACGCAGGTGGCCGTGCTCAACACGCAGTGCGGCATGGGAACGCTGACCAGCTCGCTCGCGTCGGGCACGCCCGGCGACGGCATCGGCAGCGTGACCTACGACACCACCAACAGCCTGACTGTGGCAATCGACCGCGACAACGTGATCCCGCTGGTCACGGTCACGACCGCAGACGTTGAGGCGGGCTGGAACTGGATGCTGATTGAGGACGGTGCCAACTTCGAGATCCTCGGCGCGCGCGACGTTGTCGACAACGGCGACGGCACCTACACGTTCGACTACCTGCTGCGCGGTCTGCGCGGCACCTACGACTCGGCGGCGACGACCAAGGCCGCAGGGTCCAAGGTCACGTTCCTCTACCAAGCGCGGCAGCTCGGCGCTGTGCAGTTTGTCCCGACCAACCTCAGCGCGGGAAGTTTGCCCACTACGATCGATATCAAGGTCGTGGCCGCTGGTCAGTCGATCGACGATGTCACGGCGGAGACGGTCACGTTGGACTGCTGGAACGCGCGCCCGATGCCGGGCCGCATGTTCCAAACGGAATACGCGCCAGTCACCAACGACCGCGTCTTCACGTTTGACCACTGGACTCGCCTGCAATCGGTGCCTGGCAGCGCAGGGCCTTACCAGATCGACGAGTCGTTCGAGGGCTACAAGGTCAACTTCTACGACCCGACAGGCGTCACGCTGCTGCGCACGAAGACGATCAGCGCACAGAACACGGGCAGCACGATGATCCGTGGCGCGCGCGAGTTCACCTACACCGCAGCCGAGCAGACGGCGGACGGGTATACTCCGGGGCCAACGGAGACGTTCAAGGTCGAACGCTTCCAGCTAGGCGACTTCGGCAACGGTCGCACGTGGATTGAGGACGTTTGATGCCAATCGACCAGGACTACAGCGAGAACGTAGTGTGGAGCGGCGACTTCGCGCGCCGCACGGTCGAGACGCCGGTTGCCGGTGATGACTACGTCGAGTTCCTCGATGCGACCGATGGCCTGGTCAAGCGCTGCCTGATCTCTGCCATCGGTGGCGGTGGCGGTGGTGCTCCTACGGGCGCGTCTTACATCGTGGCCAGCCTCAACGGCACGCTGACCAACGAGCACGCGGTCACCAACACGAGCACGATTGAGTGGGACACGGCAACCGCAGGCGTGGTGACTGCCAGCATCCCCAACGGTGGCGTTACCACGCTGCAACTCGGCGGCGACATCACCACAGCAGGCAAGGCGTTGCTCGATGATGCGGACGCGGCTGCGCAACGCACGACGCTCGGCCTGGCCGCAGTGGCAAGCACTGCGAGCGCATCGGACATCACCACCGGCACGCTCGGCATCGCTCGAATCCCAACGGGCACATCGAGCAGCACGGTATGCATCGGCAACGACTCGCGCTTGAGCGACGACCGCACGGCTAGCGGCCTGCGCAGCGACACGACCATCGTCGAGATCTCGTCGAGCCCGGCACCTACGGCTGGGCAAGTGCTGGTAGCTACAAGCGACATCAGCGCAAAGTGGGACACGCTGGCCAGCGGTAGCAGTTCGATCGCGTTTGCCGATGCTCCGATGAGCAGCACGGCGATCAACGTCACCAGCTACACGGCTCTGGTCAGCAAGAGCGTGACGGTCACGGCGGGCGATGCATTTGAAGTCGAAGCCTACGGCACAATCCTGAACAACAGCGGAGCCACCAAGACATACCGGTGGCAGATCGCGTTAGGCAGTTTCACGCTGGAAGCCATCGACGGCACGACGGTGGCAGCCAGTGCAACGAATCGCACTACGTTCAAGGTTAAGGGCATGTTCTCTGTTGCTTCGACGAGCAGCGCAGGAGCGACGCTCTACACAGAGCGCAATGCTCCAGCCGCTGCTGGGGCAGCGAATAGCATTGCAGGCACAACGCTGCGCTATGCGTTCCAGACGACGGCGAGCAACCTTACTGGCACGCAGACGCTAGAACTCAGAGCACGCAGCAGCGCGACAAATGCGACGCAGACGCTGCAACTGTTCTCTTGGCAGATTCGCCAGGTGGCGCAACAGCTATGAACCCGAAGATCCTATTCAAGACGCCGCATATGCAGCTATCGGGCAGCGATGTCGAATACTGCGTGGACTACGAACTCACGGAGACCGTGGAAGGCATCTTGACGGGCGAAGTGGGATACGTCGCTGCCTACAACGAGCTATCTCCAGACGTTGTCGAAGTGCTCAAGCAGATGGCCGTCGATCAACTCAACGGGCTGCAAAGCACCTACACGTTTGATCTCGGCGACGTGCTGACGTTCGGAGTCGCATGATGGGCCAACCTGACCAACGCGGCCAGATCAACCTGCGCGATGCGGTCATGCCGATCTCGCTCATCGTCTCGATCGTCGGCGGTGCGCTGGTCATCCAGTCTCGTCTCCTCCAGGTCGAGTTCGCGGTCTTGAACCTGAAGCAGTGGATCGAGCAACGCGAGGACGCCAACTACCAACGGCTCCGCAACTTTGCGCAGGGCCTGACTGATCGGAACCCCAATCTCAACGTGCCTGAGGTCAAATAATGCGCCACCCATGGATCTTGTCGTTGCTGCTGCTGACGAGCTGCGGCGTCTACACCAAGCTCAACGACGCCGTGGACCGCGTCGATCTAGCGACGAAGGAAGCCGAGAAGGCGCTGATTGGCGTTGAAGCTGGCCTCAAGTCGATGGGCACTAAGGGCGAGGAGTTGGCCGCCAAGGTCGCCGAGGTGAAGGCCGCGCTGGCAGAAGCTGACAAGAACGGCGACGGGCGCGTTGCTGGCCTCGACGAGTGGTATGGCCTGATCATGCAACTGCTGACGATCTTCGGCGTCGGCGGCTACGCAGTGGCGACCAACCAGAAGCGACGCGCCAATGCGGCTGCGCTCTACGAGCAGATCGACGCGCTGAAGGATCAGATCCGTGAAGCGCCAAAGGCGTGACGCTAGGCCAACCGTCAACTGTTGCTTGACAGTTGCGGCGCTGCTGCTGACCGCCTGCGCGACAACGCAGGCGCTGTTCGAGGCACCGGAAGAGTTCTGGTGGACTGTGGAG